TGATCCTGTTTGATCTCTAAAGTCAGGAATAATAGTTCCTGTCCATGAACCAATTAAATTAACATTAGCTGAATTCATGAAATTCTGTAGTTGTGAAGGTATGATGCCTTCTTCAGAAAAGAATTGTGAGTAATAAGGATCGAGTGAAAGTGTTTCATAGTCAGTCCAGTCGCCTTCAATAGCGATAAGTTGAATAAAGAAATCTTTCATTAAATCGTATGGGCGAATCCATTCATAAGGAATATTGGTATCAGAACCATACCAATCTCTTGCATAAACACTATACTGGCTTAAACCTTGAGCTTTTCTTATAATAAATGAATATTTCTTTGTGCTAAGGTTAACTAATTGAAATAAAGGAGCGTCTAATACTGATGGCGCAGCGTATCCATTAGTTACTACACCTTGTAAATATTCAGGATCTGGAGTCCAGAATCTTTGACGGTTGAAGAAATTAACAAATAAATCATTTTTAGCGTCACGATAAAGAGTAGCATCTTCTTGTGCCCATGAATCTAATCCTAAGCCAATATATTCTACTTCATCTTTTGTAGGCGACGTAGGATTTTCATCAACTTTTATTAAGTTAATTGCGAACACTGGTGCAGCCAATAATCCTGTTTGGATTGATCTTTGGAAGAAAGATCCTTTTCTTTCCAACTTAGGGTCAATATCACCAAAGAATCTCTGGAGATCTCTGGTTGATCTTATAAACACTGGTGTGTTATAAGGGCCTTGCGCTGCAAATCCTGGAAACAATCTTAAAGACTGTGTTGTTACAACGATACGTTCTGAATTATCGATTTCAACAGTATAAACTCCAGCTGACTTAAATTGTGATAAATCTAATGCGATTCGTGCCATATTTATAGTATTATTTTTATTCTATTTATTTTATTTATTCTTAAGATAAATGCTCTTTTTATATATATCTTAGACGGAAAAAATGAAATTATCCTTTTCACCAAGGAAAACTATAACTCCCCTTGTTAAAGGTAGAACTCGGAGTATATCGAGGCATATTATTCACAGCGTATGGATACATTGGGTTTTGTTGCTCAATCGGTTTTTCTTCTTGGAACATCGATTTAAAAGATTCATCTTCTATATCAGTCGATTCAACAAATTTCTCGATTAGTTCGTTTATAAGATTTTTAATAGGGCTATCTTCCATTTCGTCAAGATAATCATACAACCAATCTTCATATTCAGGTTCTTCAAATAAATGAGAAACATTAACCGCACTCATTGCAATATCATCATGAGTTCCTATTCCTCTCCATCTACCATTTTTGGCTTTTCCAAATGCTTTGAATTCTTTTATCGTTTCCTTCTCATTTAAAATAAGAATTCTTTGGTGAACCATTTTCTTTCCTAATTTGCAAAAGAAATCTTTGTTTCCAGGAGTTACTTTAAATCCTGCCTTTTTTCTTGGAGGCTTTTCACCCGGAATAGGTTTTGTATGATACGAATGCATAATTACGCTATCATCATATTTATCGTGTTTGGTCATTTTATCAAGGAAATACTTTCCGTTAAAATTCATTTCAACAATAACCTTACATATTTCAGCTCCAAATTGATCAAAGGTGAGTGATCGTGTGACTTGAGCGCAGTTTTCTTCGTCTTTAATATTATCCCTATACAAACCAATCTGGATGATCCTGAACATATTCTTGATCTTCAACTCGTCATTTCTGAGCCTTCTTAATTGAGGTATACTTTTTGGAACTACCTGGAATACATTACAAATATTGTAATCATTATCTTTTAATTCTTCTTCATCTCTTCCTTCACCAGTATCTACACTTAAAATAAAACGATATTTTCTTGAATCAAAATCTTCATTAGGATCAAATCTTGGATGCCATTTTAAATTTTGATATAACCATTCATCTAAGTCTGTTTTTTCTAATTCTTGATAAACATATTCGCTTTCAATCTTTTTCATAAATAAAAGATCGTTGGCGCTTAACAAAAGATTTGCAGAACTGGCGTTAAAGTCGAGTCCAAATTCTTGAGCAAAGTTTTCTTCGCCAAAGTCGGCTTTCATTTTAGCAGCCCATTCTTCATCATGTCCTGGAACTTCCCACCAGTCAACTCGTATTGATTTAAAAGAGTTAAGTCCTTTTTGTGCTTTATCCCATATATCAAAGAATACGTTATCATCACCATTAGGTGTAGATGATATGATACATTGTGATATTTCAGATGACGCAAGTGTAGGATAAACAGATCTCCAGAAATCCTCTGCTATGAATTTTTGTATATGCGCAAATTCATCGGCATAAAGAACGTGAATTGTAAAACCAATTTGCGCAGTTTTAGTTGTTGCCTGTGAAGTCAACATACAACCATTATCGAGTCTCATTCCACCAGCACCGGCGTTTATAATACCCGGTTTTAAGAAGAATGGTAATCCTTTGAATACGTCTATAACTTTTCTTACGATTTCAAATGCGGTTTCCTGTTTGTTAGCAAGAATTGCAAGGTTACGATCATTATGGAAACAAAGATACCATGCAAAATAAGCTGCAATCGTGGTAGTTTTTCCCGACTGTCTCGATTGCATCATAATCATATTACGAACTTTTGGAATAAGCTCTTCGATTTTTTCACTATATTCTTCTTCAGATAATGATTCCAAAATTTCCTTTTGGAAATCTCTTAATTTAACTGTTTTTCGTCCAGCATCGGTTAAGAATCGACAATACTTTTCAACAAAATAAACAATATCATGAGAGCATTTATGAAATTCATCAATTTCATCAGGAGTTAATTGGTAAAGAATATTTCCCGCTTTTAATTCGATATCTCCGTTATGAAAACATGACAGATCTGCAAAGATACCCATTCTAAGCTTTTCCAACGCTTGCTGGACAAGGATACTATTCCAAATAGTTGTATTAGCCATAAATTTTAATTAGCTGGTTCTACAGGAAGATCTGGTATTAATTCTGCATCATCGATAAATTGTTGATTGCCATTACCAGATTTTATTCTTTTAACACTATTTATAAGCTCTTTAGTTCCTCGAGTAACAACTCCACCATCACCGGTTGTGATCATACCGGCTGGACCTGCAGTTGGTCCGAGAGCTTCAGTTCTTTGTTCTTTGACATCATTTTTAAATGTCTTATAAGTTTCTTTGATAGCCTCAACAGTTTGAATTAATTGTTTGTTGAGTTCACCAATTGTTTTTGACATTCCAGCAAATACTTCAAACATTCTAGCATTTACCATTCCCAAATTAACTTGGTCAATAAGAGCTTTTTGCATAACTTCGTTTGTTCGCAACTGATAAATCATACCTGCCAATGATAATGTGTCAACCTTAAGTTTATTTCTAAGATATTCACTATCAATCATGTCTTCAGGAATAATAAATTTGATTGCGTTTTTGAGCATGATTTCTGCTTCTTCTTCACATTTTGTGCGTAATTCTTGAAAATCTACGTCTGTTACCGGCTCTGCTCTTAATCCGGGTATGTCATCTACTTTGTTAGGAACATTTGCATTTATTTCTTTTGGAGCATTGTCCAACATTTTCTTCAGTTCCTCACGTTCTTCTTTTAGTTTCATAATTATTTTATTTTAAGTATTTCTCTGCATCACTAACTAATTTAGGAGTAACTCCTCCATATTGAAAAATATACTTCTTACTATTAGCCGTTCGTTTCAATATTTCTAAAGCCTGTTTATTATTTATATCTTCTGTAATACGTTCCAATACCTCTTTTGCGTTTTTAGGTAAATTTGGAAATGATGCTAAACGATATTTCAATAATGCTTTAAGAATAGTTATTTTTTTCGGGAGATAATTCTTTTGCTGCAGCATTGTATACTTCATAAGGGTCTCTTGTAGAAACTTCGGTAAATACGTCGATAGGCTTATCTCCTCTTTTTGGATCATCAGGAACATTAGCTTTTTTAATTGTATCAACTACTTCAGCCTTAACTTTTCCTTGTCTTAATGCGTTAGAAGATGTTTTTAAATTATCTTCGGCATTATTCTTATAAATGTTTTTATTTTTTTCAATATCAAGATATGATTGAATGATTGCATCGCTTGAATCTCTTCCGCCATCTTTGCCGCTCAAAACTCGAATATAATTCTGCAAAAGATTAGTTGCAACATTTTTCGGATGAATAAGAAATACATCCGTAACATATCCCTTTTTGTGGAGTTGTTTTAATCCTCCTACAATTTTTGCGGGTTCATCTCCAGATTCATCATAAGATACATTATACTGTTTTGTAATTGCGTCTTCTTGTTTTTTATTTTGAAAGTAACGAACAACTCTTTTAAAATCTTGATATTTATTGAGTTGTTGCAAAACTTCTGCAGCATTTATGCTTTTATCTTGCAACGCTTTTAAATTTCTAATAGCGGGTTTTCCTTGAAAATATAACTCATTATCTTTTACTTGAATTTGTAATGAAGGCATTAA